GCAGGGGGTTGCACTGCCAATTTGCCCGTGGGCTTTTCTTCTTGTTAGAAGAAAAGTTTCCACACGCGCCCCGCTTTCGCGGGGCGCAGCAAGTTGGAAACACCCCTGTGTGGTTAAAGAACCACAACCCCCATCATATTAGAGATGGGACCCAACGGCGTTTTAGTGTAACTGCGCCGTGCAGTGCAGAATGCTCAAGATGATTGGCATCCCGGATAACTAAAGGGTCAACTAGATCCTCTAGTTTCTGGAAGCTTTTCATCAAAGCACCGTAACCATCCAATCCATCAGTACGATAGACTGGACTTGGAACCCACGCTTTTATTTCTAAGCGTTGGAGATTATTGTTCCACCTTTCGGCGGAGCGATAACCCAAGTAAGAGTTACGGCCCAGAGCTGGACTAGTTTCAGACACATAGGGCAAAGGCCCTAGTATACGTTCAAGTTCTTTGAACATGAACTGGGACGTCCGCCAGTAACCTCTCTTGTAGAAGAGATTTGCTGTGGCGACCCACGAAACTAGGTTATCAGCCTGCTGCCTGTTCTTAGGATGCATCTTCCGTAGGTAAACCGGTGTTACTGGTTCACCATGAAAGGCATCAATTCCACATGACTCTCGAAACCTTCCGGTGACGAAAGTCTTATTGGAATTCACCTTGCAATTGTATTTTCGCAGGTGAGCAAGAACAGCATATGCATATGTCGCGGGGACGATAATATCGTCTCCGTAGACATGGACGTTTCTCGAAACTGAAAAACAGTTTCTGAACGTCACAGGAAGGTTCTGTGCTTCCAGCAAAGCCATTACACATATAGTGTAAAAATACATGGCCTCAACTGGAAAACAGAGAGCACTACCCATAGAGGCAAATTTCCTGAGGGACAATATTGTCCCATCAGGAAGCTGCGCTCTAGTCGATCTACATGCGTCCACGGCATCCTGAAAATCAGGGTTGGCGCGGAACATCTCCATTGCAAGATCATGGGGAACCCGGTCACTTGCATCAGAAAGATCAATCGTTGCTAATTGACCCGAGATCGAAGACATAACCGCGAGCTGTTGGTTAACAGACTGATCACGAAAATTAACGTGACCCCTTGATAACCAGGCACCTTCAACAGCTTCATAAAGAAGCGACCGAAGGCCTTGTTGTGCATATTGTACACAACATGGCTCTATTGCGATTATTCTGGGACTCTTCAATGTTTTCGGAACAGTTACAACCCGTACGGGTTGTTCCTGTTCCGGCGGCACCAGCGATACAACTTTGAGCTCCTCAGAGTCCTCCGGCAATCCAAGAGGATAACCGGAACCGACAAGAGGAAAATAAGGCTCAAGACGCTCGTGCCACCTTCTCCAGACGTACTTGCTGTTTCCAGCAAGCTTGTCTGCAGTAGCTCCGGGACCGTGATGCGGGACAGCTTCGGCAAGTACAAGAGTACGAACCATGTTGTCCCATAACACAGCAGATACGCTAATAAATTTAGCGTAGTCCGCTTCCGGCAGCGAAAACAAACGAAGAGATTGCTCAGTTGCGGTGAATTGATCGAGGGAAGACTGTATCCTTGTTTGGGTACAGTCGATTTCGAGTTTCTTGAATACGAGGCAAATCTGCCGAACGCATTCAACAGAAACAACAAAATCACTCGATACCATTTTGCTCTTTCCGAGCTCTGTGGTTTCATCGTAAATCCTTCCTGTCTCCCAGTCGAACACTTGACTGATCATACCTTGCAAAAAGGCAGGGATTGATCCATATTTCCGAAAACTTCGAAAATATGTTGAGTCAATAATCCCCTCTGCTAAGCTTCTTTCGAAGTCTCGGCAAAATTGGGGAAGGGTTATCGTTAAAAACGATATGCCTTCATGTTCGACCCGTGATCTAATTGTTTCTAGATCACGTAAATCGGAGACATCAGCGATACACTTCATGCACGCGTCTGCATAGACATTGTGCATGAACTCCATTTGGTCACTTACGTTGCTTTTCATTGTGCCTCCATCGATAATGGGGGTCGCAATCAAGCCACGTTGCCTACTCTTGACGCCCGTAAGGGTGTCAAGCAGTCTAACACCACCACGGATCAATCAATGGGTAGGGATCAACGATCAGGTTTCCTGACCGTAGACCTTGCCAATTGCCGTGGAATCTAACCAGGTCTTGAGACCGGTTATTAGATTCGTTACCTGAGTGCTCGTAAAGCCCACTTCTGGGCGATCGATCACCAAGTAGACGCCAAGGTTCTCGTAGTCGTTCTCTGAAGTCAGAGGATCGGCGACGATGGACCTAAAGTCGACACGAACCATTGACCGAATTCGGCCTTTTGGTTTCGTGTGCGAGATCGTCATTTTGTACGTCTCGTCCGCTTTCACGTAAATGGACTGAGGTCCATTCGATGAAATACGCGGCATCGACTGAGCGACTGAATCTACGGTTATAGACTGTGGGTCTGTAAACATTGTGGTTGACCTCCAAGAGTTAACGGAAGTTATCCCAGTGCGGACCTGTTCTTTTTCCAAGGTAGAACAAGCCTTGATTAAAGCACTAGGCAGATTGATACATCTCTGTTAAGGAAAATTCGAATTTCTTCGACTAATCTTTAGAGCAGAGAGTATCGCAAGTTGTCTTGGACTTAAACCGTTCCAAGACAGGCCAAATCCATACGGACTATCTGATCCGCGCCTTATCTTTGCATCGATTACTCGATCAAATTCTAAGGTAACGTCGCCGGTTCGCATTGGTAACACCTGTTTAAGGGTTACCGTCCGAATATCGTGACGCATAAGGAACAGATACCTGCACGAGATTGAATCGAGGCCCCAGTCAGTGATTCGGTCCATTACCGAACCAAAGTCTGAGAACCAATCGATCAACCAAGTCCAGGGTGTAGCTCGATAGACGTTCGATGGGCTAATCCGGAGTCCATACATCGTCATTTGACGACGTATTTCATTCCAACCAGACGAGTAGTCTGGGATTGTCGCATCGAATTCAGGGCGATAGTACTTAAACGAACCAGAGGTAGTAATGTAGGAGTGTTTTTTCTCCCACAGCTCCCAATGGGGCGCAGCACCATCGCGAAATAAGGTAGAAGGTACAGGGTCGCCTGCGGGTGAAACCCGCATGCCGCCCTCCCCTCCCAACTTAGTTTCCTGATAATCGTCTAAAAGAGTGGCTTTCCTTCTGATCCACCGGTTATTCTCATTAGTCATCTGACTTTTGATCTTAGCCTGGTTTTCGTATACGTGGTTTATATCACGTATATCTTTGATCATAGGGACCCAGCCAAACTGCTCATTGAGAAAGCTGTTTGCAACCCGTCTGGGCTGCATGATTCGGGATGTCGTTGAACCACCCATGACTTTCCAGATATCTGATAAGTCACGGGCCGTTGATTTGATCGTTCTAGGAACGTCTCTCAACTCGGCCAACGCAATGCCGGCACCAGCTTTCTCTAGGCGTGGCCTCGTTTTAGCGAAAGCCACGTCACTCCAGCCGTCAAGCGACGGAACAAGAGACATCCCCGCGTGGAGCGCTGGCAAGTTAGAATAACTTGCTAGGTCCCCGGTGAAGTCTGGAGAGTGAAACCCTCCTTCATACTTAATGAACCCTGTGATACCGTAATAATTACGGGTCACGGGATCAGATGAGTATGTACCTTGTCCAAGCACCTGTTCAGGTGGAAAGGAAACTCGTATCCGTGTAAACGGTCCGCCATCTACCCAAGGGGGTCCCTTGTGAATTTCATCACGACAGGACTCCGAGTAGAGTGACGCTTGAGTGGGCTGACACCACGAAGTACCTAGATGGTACCAAGTTTTGTCAGGCCTTTGCAGGTAGACTCTACCTGCTTCAAAGCGAGTAAGATCGGAGTTATTCCGATGATTCCCGTACCGAAAACGGTATCGACCTTTCCCTGACGACATGAGCAAACCTCCGTATGAAGTAAAGTTAGATAGGCTTTGTTTTATAAGCCTATGCAACAGCATTCTAACTTAATAAGTGATACTTTGATAGTACCACAACCTAAAAGAGACGATGCATAGGAAACGGCAATCTAGCGTTTTAAGCTAGAACGCTGAGCTTCCGTTAGGCCCTTATCCTTACGGAGAAGGTCTAAGATCGCTTCAATGGTGGTCAGCGATAAGCTGGACAACATTGTCACAATTTGCAAAATCTTTGCGAACTTTGAGAGTTTAGCCATTACAGTTCCTTTCTTTCGAATGGAACAATAACGCTATCGTCCCAATTCGCAATAGTTTAGGTTGGAAGTACATTTATATGTACCACATAGATGGAGAGAACCATCGCTGATTCTCCAGACGGGCCCTAGGGC